TATTCTGCGTACACATATCAAACAATTCAAATCGGAATATGGTGACGTTATTCTTTGTTGTGATAACAGGCGCTATTGGCGCAAAGAGTATTTTCCTTTCTACAAGGCTGGGCGCAAAAAATCTCGTGAAAAGAGTGATCTCGATTGGCAACTAATCTTCGAAATTCTTGGTAAGATCAAACAAGAACTTAAAGACTATTTTCCCTATCGCGTAATTGATGTTGATGGTGCTGAAGCCGACGATATCATTGGCATTCTTGCACCAAAATTGTCAAATCATGAAAAGGTCTTGATTCTGTCAAGTGATAATGATTTTCTTCAATTGCAGGTTCATAAGAACATCAAGCAGTATAATCCTGCTGCCAAGAAATTCATTAAGTCTGACAATCCAGTTTTAGACCTTAAAGAGAAAATCATTCGTGGCGACAAAGGTGACGGTATTCCCAATATATTTTCACCATCAGATTGCTTTGTGCTTGAACAGCGACAAAAAACAATTTCAAAAAATAAACTTGAACAATTCATGAACGAACATCATTCACAATATGATGAATCTTCACGAATTGGTTTTTCACGTAACCAAACATTGATTGATTTAAATTGTATTCCTGATAATATCAGGCATTCTATTTTACAAACTTATGATAATGTAAAAGTGCCACCCAAATCCATGCTAATTAATTATTTCATGGAAAACAAACTTAAAAATCTTATGGAAGTAATAGAGGAATTTTAATGAGAAAAAACATTTACGAAGTCTTCGATGAATTTCAACTGGCAAACACAAAACAAGAAAAAATTAATGTGTTGGCCAAAAATGGGACTCCAACGTTAAAGCTTGTGCTTCAACTTGCTTATCGCCCAGAGGTTCAATGGAAATATTCTGATTATCCAAAAGAATACAAAAAGCCTGATACTGTACAGGGCATTTCGTTTGGTTCACTTGATACTGAACTTAAACGATTGTATATTTTCCAAAAGGGAAACCCAACCGCAGAAAAACTAACCGAAAGACGAAGCAAAGAACTTTTAATTCTTGCATTAGAGGCTCTTGAACCTCGTGAAGCGGACGTTGTTATTGGTATTTTTAAAAAGAATCTGGGTGTTAAAGGTTTGACTCCAAAATTTATTCGTGATAACATTCCGGATGTTCTATAATCTTTTATTTACGGAGTAAGATAAGTGGGAAAATTCGTTGGAAAGTTTCGTCAAAATCGTAGTTATACAGACGATGAAGAATACGGTAGGGGTTTTAATAAAACCAAAAAACGAAAAAAAGATGAATATCGTGAAATGCGTAAAATGAAACAGCGAAGTTTAGAAGATGGTGACTACGAATATTCTGATGAATCCCCAAAAAGAGTGAAGATGTATTAAAAAAACAACATCTTGACAATCTCTGTCAGTTATGATATAATATATCTTTGACGGAGAATTTATTATGATGATCTATACTCGTACTGAAAAATCTAAGCCTAAACTCAAGTCTCGAAAAGACCGTGAGGAATATGAAGCTTGGCTCAAAAAACACCAAGTTAACAAATTTGTTACTTTTGGTAAACCTGTTTCTTCAGTGAAAATTCCTCCTGGTCGTTCCTCGACTCGACACATTCCATCGGTTGACTCCGGTTTTGCTGTCGCTTCAGCACCGGCTCGAAAAGTTTACACTGGTAATAAAATTATTGGCATTGGAACCCTACATAAGTCGAATGCAGTGCCAATTTTCTCAGATGAAGAAGCAAAAGATATTGCAAAAATGCGGAGATAAGAATGGAACAACAAGCCTGGCAACAACTTACACAAGTTATTCAAGATTGGGTCAATCCTCAAGAAATTTATTTTGGAATTGGTGAAATTACCGATGCAGAAGATGGCTCAGGTGACGGAATTCTGACTTTTCCTGATGGTTTTTGTGATAAAATGGGTTGGAAAGAAGGAGATGCACTTAATATTGAACTCCGAGATGAAAATACGCTTGTGTTGTATAAAAAATACAAATAAAAGCGACAAAACTTGACTTTTTTCTTAAAAAATGCGATAATTTAGTCTGAAAATCACTAAAAACGCAAGGAAATTCATATGTTGATCGATTCTAAGTCAAATCTGGCCCGTCTGATGGCGACCGAGAACATTCTTATTGAACAAAAAAAGACTCAGACTGCATATTTCGACATTAAAAATCGAATTTTGACAATTCCTATTCTCAACGGTAACCTTTCTCCCGAACTTTATGACCTTTTACTTGGGCATGAAGTTGGTCATGCACTGGAAACTCCTGCTGAAGGTTGGCATGACTGAATTGTTGACCTTAAAGTTGACCGCACCATTCTAAATGTGTGTGAAGATGCTCGTATTGAGAAAAAAATCAAACGTAAATTTCCTGGTATTCGTATCTCCTTTGTCAAAGGGTACAAAGAACTGATGGAAATGGATTTCTTTGGTGTAAAAGATCAAAACCTTAATGACCTTAATTTTATTGACCGCGTAAATCTGTATACTAAAGGTGGTGCTGCACAAGGTATTGCGTTTCTTGCAGAAGAAAAAGTGCTTCTCGAAGAAGTTGAGAATGCCGAAACATTCCAAGAAACTGTTGAAGTTGCGATTAAAATTCAAGACTTCATGAAAAAAGAACTTCAATCTAATCCTCAGTCGTATTCAAATATGATGGATTTTGGTGATGATGAAGATGGTTTTGAAGAATCGGAAGATCCATTTTTTGGCGATGAAGGAAAATTCGACGAAGCTTTTGGCGATACAGAAACAGTTCTTAAAAAGAAAACCGAAGGGCAATCAAAAGATGAACCTTCAAAAAAAGAAGTGGAAACCCTTGGGCGAAATGCTTCTTCTGGTTCATCAACAAATCGCATTCAAGCAAACACTGATAGGAAGTTCCGAGAAAAAGAAAAGGAACTTTACTCAAAAGAAAATAAAGGTGTTGTTTATGCGAATATTCCAAAAATTGATACGAACGCGACAATTTATTCTTATCAAGAACTTTTGACGTATATTGAAAATCACCATAACAATTGGCCTTATTTGAAAAAAATGGCTCAAGAAATGGTACAAGACTATACGAAACTTAAAAATGAATCCACAAAAGTGGTTTCATATCTTGTCAAAGAATTTGAACTTCGTAAGAATGCAACACAACTTTCTCGCGCAAAAATTTCCAAGACTGGTGAATTGAATCTAACAAAATTGCATGAGTATCAATTTACCGACGATATTTTTAAACGTATGACTACTGTGCCCAATGGTAAGTCACATGGGCTTGTTATGTTTGTTGATTGGTCGGGTTCGATGCATCCGTATCTCGGTGCAACTTTCAAGCAACTTCTGAATCTAACCTGGTTCTGCAAAAAGATTAATATTCCCTTTGAAGTTTATGCTTTCACTTCGCATCGTAATGAAGATAAAAAACTGATTGGAGATGTTTGTTCAGAACCAAAAATTGGTGATATATCGATAACACCATTTTCTTTGTTGAATCTCCTTTCAAGCCGTATGAAAACAAAAGAGTTTACGGAAATGTCTTCTTATCTCCTTCGGTTTGCAGTCTCAGGGCAAGCAGATTACATGCCTCATATTCTGAATCTCTCAGGCACTCCACTGAATGAGGCGATTATCTCTGCATTTGAAGTTGTTGAACAGTTTAAACAAAAGACAAAAGCCGAGATTGTGAATACCGTGTTTCTGACTGACGGCGAAGGATGTCGTTTGTATGGGTATTTGACAGACAAAAAAGATGTTGAGACACATTCGTATACACAATTCAAAGGCTGGTTCAATCGCAACATTTTTCGTGATACGGTGACAAAAGCTTGCTCTGAAATCGAAGAACACAAATACAATGAATCGCAGGCTCAAACGATTGCGTTACTCAAGCTTTTGAAAGCCCGAGTTGGTGGCAATATAATCGGTTTCTACATTGCAAGTTCACGGGACGCTCGTTCATCACTTTCGTCTTATATGAATGAGGGAACAACAATTGAAAAACATGTACAGAGCCTTCGCAGAAACAAATTCACTTTTGTTCAGAATTCTGGATATGATGAGTATTATTTCCTTCGTTCAGACGGGCTTGATACGGACGATGACGCCGAGATCGAGGTGAAAAACACTACAACCCGTGGGCTTGTAAATGCTTTTTCTAAATACACCACCAATCGTGTTGCAAATCGTTTGGTACTCAATCGCTTTATTAATCTTATTTCATAGGTGAGCAATGGCTGTCAATATCCTTACGGATGTACTTTCGCAAAATCTGATTGATCGTATTTTTGCATGGAACGAAGAAACAAAAGCAGGTGATGTTTGGGCATCCAATCAAGTAAAATGGTTGAATGTACTGAAATATGCAACGACCGGAACAATTCTTTCCCGAGTTCTTCCAGACAATATACGAGTCGACCTCTATAATGAAATTTACAACCGAGGTAAGATTGACTGGAAACCAGAAACAACATCGGCAATTTTTTATATGGGGTTTCCGCTTTCTTGCGTTAACTGGCATCCAGACTTTCCAGAGTATGATGCAATGTCGATATATCTATCAAAAGAATGGGATTCGAACTGGGGTGGTTGGTTTGCATGGACCGAACAAAATGCAGGAAAAGATTTGACGCAACCATCTTTTAATGTACCATGGGGGCATTTCTGGGCACCACAATACAATACAGCCGTTCATTCGACAAACACCGAGTGGCATTCGACAACACCGATTTCTTCAAACGCACCCATTCGGTATTCAATCCAACTCTGGTTCTCCAAAAAGCCGAATCGATGACAGTACAGAAACGAACACTTAAAGCTCATCTAATCAAGTACAGAGAACCACAACTAGAAGATTACATTTGGTTTTGGATTAATCCAAATACAGGTAATAAAATCTCGGGTGACTTCTTTACTCAACAAGAAGCAGAAGAATGGTTTCGTGAAATGGTATCAATCTACGATGAATCAGTATCACTTATTAAAAGAGCAAAAGATGGTTCATTCTATCACCTGATTGGTTACCTTGAAGATGAAAATGTAACGATTAACAAGAATTGCCCTTTCGAGCATGATATTGATGGTACGATGATTGCCGTAAAGGTACTGGGTTTTGACCTCAAAGATGCAAAACACCGTGTAGAAACTTTTTATGACATACGAGAATGGATACAAACCTAAATACAGAATTGATTGAAAAAATTGTCAAAGAGTGTGTAACAGTCATCGAAGCCACAAGTTTCACTGACCGTACTCTTACGACATATGATACCTCTCTGGTCGAGTTTGCTCGTCAGAGATTTATTTCCAATCTAGAAAAAAGATTTAATATGAAGAACGGTATACTATAGAGAGGAGTTTCATGTATACGCTGAATCTCAAAGAACC